TCTCGCCGGCTTTCTCGATCTGATAATCGGCCAATGCCTGGGCTTCCTTCTCCTGCTGCTCGGCCGCTGCTTTCGCAGCGTCCTGCTGTGCTTTCCAGTACGCATAGGCGGCATTGTACCGGGCGCCCTCGATCTCGCCGGCTTTCTCGATCTGATATTCAGCTAGTGCCTGGGCTTGGCTTAATTCTTTCTGACCATTTGCAAGCGCTTGTATTTGGATTTTTAGCAGTTTTGCAGCCGGATTATTTTCTGTTATCAGCCCATTCGATCCCTGAATAAGCTTTACATAAGTATTAAGATATTGAGTAAGTAGTTCCTGGGATGATGCTTCTTGTCCAAGGGCAGACGATCTCAATTTGATAGCCTGAATATTTTTTGCTAATTCATCATTGATTGATTTAATATATTCGGCAGCCTTATCATCTTTTTCATTTTGATTTGATGGTTTTATTACTGATGATGGTCCAGATGCTGTTTGCGCTTTTCTCCTTAGCATTTCGCTCAATTGCGCAATATGAGCTTCTGCATCTGCAATTTCCTTTTCAATTTTCGCTTGTTCAACAATATCTACTCCGGCAAGGCTAGCCTTTAAAGCTTCAAGAGTTTTCTTTTCTCTTTCATAAGCTGCTTTGATGCTGTCATAATCGCCTTCTCCTCGTAGGGCTGCATTTAAATTATTAATTGCATCTTTTGCGTCATTCGATTTCTCAATCAGATCTGCAAGCTTATTAATGATTGGAGATATCCCTTCTGCGACCATTTTGCCGAGACGTTCTTTTGCCTCATCCGCTGCAATCCCAAAGCGCTTAAGCCCTGCCGGATCATCATTTCCAATTGCTTTTGCAACGCCTCCCACGCGATCAGCAACTGCTTGCAGTACAATTTTTTGCGCTTCAGCTTTATTACCAGATTCTACAAAAGCTTTTGCAAGTTTTTCTTGCGATTCGGTCAAAATAATTCCAGCTCGCCGCAATGCTCCAAAGCCTTCGGCAGGATCCTCTATGGCGCGCCCTAGCATTTGCGCAGCAGATGCAGTATCTGTGCCCATAGTCTTTGCAAGATCAAGTGATAGCTCTGTTGCCTTCTTAAATGAATCTCCGGTAATGCTTGTAAATTTCAATAAGGATGATTGAGCTGCCCTTACTTCATTTTCAGTAATTCTTGTTGTGGTCTGTAACTCCGTGGCCATTGTCTCAAGCTGATCTGCAGTATAACCTGCAGCTCCGCCTGTTGCTCGAATCTGTGCCACAAGTCTGGCATGTTCTTCGCTCGCTTTTGAATACTCCTGAACAGATTCTTTAAAAGTATTGGATAGAGCAGATATTGCATTTGCTGCGAGATTATAGATCGCCATTCCGCTGGCGATTTGCATGGATAGCTGAGAAAACGCATTCTTAAGCGAGAGGCTATGCTTTATATTATCTTGAAATGATTTCCCAATATCATCCCAATCCCGCTGGGCATTCTTCCCTTCGCGGCTCGCTTTCTTGAGATCAGCTATTGCTTTGTCAACTTCAGCACGGAGGACTATTTTTAGATCTTCAACATCAGCCATGGCGCATTTTCTCCATCTCTGCAGATTGCTTCGCTTCGAACTCTTGTTCGAATACCTCAATAACCCGCACTACAAGAGGTTTTTCATTTCTCCATCCGCCGCCATGCGGCAATCCGAATCTTCGATATCTGGCCCATTCTCTCCACCCTGAAATAAACAACGGATCAGTCATCAATCGCGGAACATCTTTCCGTTTCACCAACATCTTGCCTAATGGCTCAATAGCCGAAGGCAAAATTTCAAATTCATCTGGTGCAAAGTTCCCCCAATCCGGGTCATCCGCGGCACAATCAGCAAATGCCAATTGCGCCGCGGCTCTCAGTTTTTTTCCTCTTCCTCATCCAGGAGGCTTTCCTTGAAAATGTAGGACCCAATATTGATGGCCAACTCTCGCGCCTTGCTGGTGCGCCCTGCACGGACCGCAGCCAACTCAGCGCCGGTTTCTATTGGTTCGCCATGCAAGGAAAATCCAATGATCTTTGTTGCAAAATGTTTGGTAAGTGCAATGAATGTTGCAAAGGTTGAATCATTCCCAATCATGCGTTCGAATGTCTCAATGTCAGGCCAGGTGATTTCGACCTTCACCCTGTCATCGTCAGGCAGAAACTCGCCAGATGCACCATCCTTTGGCGGATTTTTCCATTTATTCCATGACAAATCAGGTATATAAGTTGTCACCTTTGCGCTTGTCACTCTTTTTGATTTCATCTCTTCCAAGGTTATCCTCCCAGATGATTTCTGCGATCACTCGCTTTTTCCCATGATCATTGTAGGCTTCTAGCACTCTTGCATTTTCTATGGCTTCCTCACCAAGCCATAGCTGTATGGCTTCAGGGCTGGCCGGGTTTGCCCCGGCCCTGATTTCCACTACCGCCATAACTTTATGCTGTTATAGTGCGTCTGGTGATCGACGGCATTTCGTTGCCGATCACGGTATAAGCGAAGTTGAAAGTCTGCGGACCATTCATCGGCTTATCGACGGTGAGGCTGTCGATAATCGCCGGCATGTATTCCATAACTTCAACCTGGCCAACAGTGGTTGTCTCTTTCCGCCCAAGGAAAAAGTGCAGGACGCCGGTGTTAATTGGCTGGTATGTTTTCTGCCCCGCACCATTGTCGTCAATCAAGCGGAAAAACCGTTTAAGGATGAGATCGGCATTTGCGTCGTCAGTAAAATAGCCGTCAATAGTGCCGGAAATTTCCGGTTTATCGCCTTCCTCATACGATTTGGCAACGTCGGTCTGAACAGTGTTCTCGTATTTTTCCTTGGATGCACTCTGCGGCACATTCGTCACAAAGCCGAGTTTGTCCAAAGTGATTGGCTTTGCTTTGTCGCCAGAGCTGAGTGTGATGGCAGGTTTATTGTAAACCACGTCTCCAACCACAGAGTCAGCAGGGAAAGCGCTCGATGCGCCTTTAGCGGTAATCTTGAAGAACTTCTCACCGGACAAACTGCCAGTTGCCACTTCAGTGCCGAGAGAGCCGAGATACAGGTAATTTTTCGTGCCGGAAAAACGTGTCGACATCGTAATCCTCCTAAAATTAAATCAAAGTCGGTCCACAAGGACCACAATCAATACAGTCAAAGCACCAATTAGTGGAGAGCCTGGTGCTGGCAGTGAAAAATCAATGTCCACAATGTTTGTATCAAATGATATACCTCCTAATTTTGGGTCTTCTTCAATTACTGCAGCAATTGCATCAGCATAAATGCCCATTTGATAAGAGAGCGCATCGGGTGTTGCGGCTTTTAATGCAGCGATGATCGCAATAGAGACATCATCAGTGATGGACTCATTATTGCGCTTGATGGTATCAGGTACCACAAATACCGAGTTGTAATCTTTGAGATTGAATGGGTCCCTCCATCCAACCCAAAATGTTTTAGCCGCAGCGCATGAGACATTTGCATCATGAGCACACACCTCAATTTTTGCATTGAGATTTTGCTCAAGATAATCTTTCACAGATCGAAAGATGTTCCAAAGTCTCATGCGTTGCCTCCTTGTGTGAAACTTTTTTTCAGATATGCCTGGAACACTTCTTCTTTGATATGCCGCGGCTCACCAGTCGCTCGCCATGCGCGGAACCCAGGCTTCATGAATGGTTTGGGCCGTATGAGCACCTTTCGCCCACGACCTGCGAGCATGCCACGCTGCATCCCTCCCAGATAATTGAGACGACCTTTTATGTTTTTGCCTGGTCGTACAACCATTGTTGCTTTTTTATCTTTTTTGAGCTTGTAAAAGCCCATTGATGCTCGCGTTTCTCCTGTCACAACCTGCAGGACTTGACCAGACAACTCATTATCTCTGATATAATTTGCGAGGCTTTCTCCCCATAGAGAAGTGATTCTGGCAGACATTTTGACTAGCTCGACATCCGCAAATTTCCCGAGATCCGCATATTTTTTTGTTTGGACCATTATCGAGATCATAGACCGCTCCGATATCCTTCAAAGACTTCGCGGATTGAAAGAGGCAGGCCAAGCTCATACTGTGAAGTAACAGTTCCATCAACACTGACTTGCCGCATGCCAGTTGTGCCTGATTCTAGTCGTCGCCTGTTATAGGAGATCGCCTCTAGCACAGCAAGCTCCAAGTCTTGTGGTACTGGATCGTAGCCAAGCTTTGCAATTATCCGAATATTTCCAATTCCAACCGGGAAATTCCTGTTGGTTAATCGAACGATTCCACCATCAGCATTGATAGAAATCATATCAAAATTAATTTCTGATTCTGGTGGGAATTCCTGATTGCTATCGATATAAACTTTTGAAAGAGAAATAATTGGATATTCAGGCAATACAATACTATTTCGCCCAGTACCATTTAAATGCAAATCATAATCTCTTGCTTTGAGCCGGCGACTCGAAATTCGATTGGCAGCCGCTGATACAGCATTGATGAGAAATTCGACAGCTGGCTGCTGATCATCAGCAAACCCTAGCATGTTTTTTGCGGTTTCCCAGGTAGTCAGTGCATCAAGGCTCAGCATTAGTTCCTCCATAGGGCGAGCCATGCGGCTCGCCGCTATTCACTCATACATCAAGTAGCTGCCGCAAACTTGAGCACTTTGATCGCGTTGTAATCGGTCACATGCCCGCCAACGCGTTTGTAGGTGTAAAATGTCACCGAGCCCTTCGTGGTGTATGGGTCAGCCAGCACACGAACACCTTTGCGGTCGACAATCTGGTAACCAAGCTTGAAGTTGCCAAACGCAATGGCGTAAGCGTCGGCGGCAATATCCGGCATGCTGTCCGAGACCATGACGGGATAGCCGCACAGAGTATCCGGCTTGCCCAGCTGGAAGGAAGGCTGCCAGAGATAATTCCCCTGTCCATCTTTGAACTTGCGAACCACAGACTGGGTGAGATCATTCATCATCCATGCAGCATTCGTACGGTAACCTGCTTTGAGCGCATAGATGAGATCAATCAGCACATCACCTGGATGAGTTGTCGGGAATGCACCGGCTGCGCCAGAGAGGATATAGCCGATCTTTTCCCATGCCCAGGAGCTGTTGGCAACCATGGTTTCGGCAAGGAAGCCTTTTGGTTTGCCATTGCCATCGCCGGAGACAAAACCAGCATCCTCAAGGCTGGAGAATGCGATCCCTGCTTCTTCGGCCAGCCATGCAGCCACATCAAAATCGAGATCATCGAGGGATTCCTGCGATGCGGCAGGAAGGGTATAAAGCTCACGGGGAATGATTTCGATTTGAGCAATTCCAGGGGTTGTTGCATTACCAGATCTGCTATCACCTTCAGAAGCCCACCCACCGGTAATCCCGCCTTTGTTGACGTTTTTGAGGTAAGATTTGCTGCCGATAGTGACAACACTTGCGAGCTGTCTCATCGCCACACTTTCGCTTGCAACCCGTTGCAGCGTCTTTTCGAGATCAGGCAGTACAAGATAGCCGCCATCGCCGCCGGTCTGCACCTGCACGGCCGCTTTGAATTGCTGGGAGCGGCCCGGATCACGCATCCAATCGGTGAAAGCGCGATAGAGCTCGCTCTTTGCCTCAGCGCCGCCCATTCGCGCGCCAAGCATGACGCGGTTGATCTGCGCTTTGGTATCGGTAAGCTCTTTTTCGATTGCAGCAAGTTTCATGTCGAGCTCAGAATGCCCCTGCTTCGCTTCGATCGCCGCAAGGCGCTGGTCGTTCACATCGCGGAACGTCTTCCATTCCTTGCCAAGATTATCGAGCATTTCCTTTACATCAGAGTCCATTGTTTTCTCCTTTGAGGATTGATAGCAGCCCACCCAGGGCAGCTTTTAGTTCGCCATCATTTTCAGATTTCGATGACTCCGCATCCCGCTGGAGTGCCTTCCATCCGCCGGAGGCGATGGCAGCAGCCTCCGCGCGAGTCGCCCCTGCATCCCGCAGAAACGCCTCAAAGTCTCGAATTGTTTTCACTGAGCGAAAATCAAGATGTTTCAGTGCCATTGGAATCTTTTTGAATCCAATTTTTGATACATCATAAAGCGCAGCAGCCTGTGCTGTTTTGCGCACTTCAGTGGTAAACCCGGCATCGAAAGCCTCTTGGGCTGTCAGCCAAGTTTCATCGTCCATCATTTTGCCAATTTCTTTGGGCGATAAATTTGAATGAGCTGCGTAGATCGAGATAACCTCTGACCGCATCTTGTCGAGGACATCTGCATCTTTGCGCAGCTGATCCGCATCTCCCCATGTGATGGTCCAGGGATTATGGATCATGAGATAGGTGCCCTCATCCATGATGAGTTTCGATCCGGCAAGTGCCACTACCGATGCCATGGATGCAGCAAGGCCGATCACCTCGACTGTGAGCTTGTCCCGGACGGAAGCGAGCAGGTTGTAGAATGCCATCCCTTCAATTACTGCCCCGCCAGGGCTATTCAGTAGTAGTCTGATTTGCTTTGCATTTTTGATGGAGTCGAACTGCTCTTTGAATTCGCTTACTGCAATGCCAAAACCGCCAATTTCATCGAACACCGAGATCTCGGCGTAATCTGGCCCGATGTCGATTGCATACCATTTTGACCGTATCATGACATACCTCCGAGGTTTTTTGCGTTCTGCAATTCTGGCAGCGATCGATAATCGTCGCCATTTTCAATTGGGTTCATGTTTTCCTTTTCCCTCACATCATTTTTGCTCATCCAACCCGCATCACGGGCGATTTTATAGGCTTCATAGCGGCTCTTCATGTCGCCGCGCACTAGGCCATCTAAATTAAATTCAGGAAAATATTTCTGCGGGGCGGTGAAGAGCTGCATTTGCAGAGCCTGCTCTATACGCACGAGCCAGGGGCGGATGCTGTGCATGGTAAATGCCAGCATGAATTGTTCGGAACTTGCATAGGTAGCTGTCTGACTATCTGCCTGTAATAGCATAAGTGGTACACGAAATAAGGCAGCAATTTCAGAGCGCTGAAAACGTCGTGTTTCAACAAGCTGTGAATCCTCAGCGGTCATCTCGATCTTATCAAAACTGGCGCCTTCGCCGAGTACATGCAATTTATGCGCATTTGCTGATCCACCATGATCATCGTTCCAAATATCTCGTATACGATCTGCTTCGCCTTTTTCCAGTTTTTTTGCCACTTTGATGATACCGGCAGGAGTTGCATCATTCGACCAGAATTTGCCGGCATATTCCTGTGTGGCGAGGGCAGACCCGAAAACGTCTCTCGCTTGAGAGATAACCGATTCTCCAACTATGCCGTTTTTCGAGAGGCCGCGGATGTGCAGAACATCGCTTTGACCTAATATGAGCGTTCCATTGACAGTATAAATCTGATACTGCAGTGTATAATCTGGAAGCTGTATTACCGTTACATTGTCTGGATTGAGAGGAATAAGGTCGTCAATGATCAGATCTCCATGATAGAGCTTGACTGCATAAAAGTTACCCCGCAGTAGCAAATGCGTCATCATCTGCTCACGGAATTCAAAACTTGTCTGCCATGGATTTGGCCGAGAATGTAAGAGCTCATAGAGTGGATGGTCTGATGCGCGCTGTTTACCGCCATTATCGAGCCGCTGGTAGACATGCAGAGGCAAAGAGGCAACAGTTTCCGCGAGGATGCGTACACAAGCATTCACGGTGGCCAAACGCATTGCCGTATCTGCTGTCACGGCTTGTCCTGAAACTGTTTCGTAATATCCTTTCAATGCACTGACCCAATGATCGTCACCAAATGCTAAGGCGCGTGCTGCTAATTTCAATCTATCGCGCAGTTTCATCCTATCACCTCATCGGCTTTGGCAAATCCAGTCTCGCCGCCGCTGGTAATCGAAGCGCGACCGATAGCCATAATTGCCGCAACAATGCCATCGATGCGCTTTCCGCTTGTCTCGCGGCGAGGCTTCATTGGCATGATGTTGCCCTGGCGGTCTGCCTTGACCTCAGTGCAAGACATCATCCAGCGCAGTACTGGGTGACCACCATGGGCGAGCTCACCTTTACGGATCAATCGTTCAAAAATGTCAGAGTATATTGCCATCGGATTGTATCGCTGAGGCACTGCAACCATTGTAAATTCGCTTGAGAGATGGGCCACGACTTCTCCAGCCTTAAATGGATCATAAGCAACTTCATCGATGAGGTATTTGTCTCCAAGAATTCTGATTTCCTGCTCAATGAAGTCGTAATCCACGGTGTTTCCATCAGTAGGGATAATGAGCCCCAACCGTGCCCATTCGGTATATGGGACTTTATCCTGACGTTCGCGTTCGAGGAGATTGTCCATTGGCATAAAAAGTCGCCATATTGCCTTCCATGGCTCGCGAGGCTCAACTGGCGGGAAGGATGCGCAGATGGCAGTGAGGTCCGTATTCGTCGACAAATCCAGACCAAGCGTACAATGCCGCCCCGCTAAAGCCTCATCATTTATCGGCTCAGCACAAGCCATCCAGACATCATCGGAAATCCAGCGATTGATGCTTTGCTGCCAGATGTTTAAATTTTTTGTCTTCACATCGCGGGCTCGAGCCGGAGCCGCAAGAGCAATTGCAATGCGAGATTCAAGCAACTGAGGCATAACTGATACACCGAGATTCGGGTTCGCTTTTATCCAGACTTTTGGATCTGCAAAATCATCACCATCGTCGAGAGTATAAATGAGGGCAAACACATCCTCTGGTATTGGCTGCAGCGTTTTTTCCAGGATCCCAATTGCGAGAGGTCGCTCTACTTGATAGCAAGGTCCATCAAAATTGCTTCCTGCAGTTGTAAGAATCAAAGTAAGAGGCTGAAGCCTAGCCATCATGCCAGACTCAAGAACATCGAGGATCTCGCTCGTTGGATGTGCGTGGTATTCGTCGATAATGGCAAGCGAGGGGTTGAGGCCATCTTCTGTCTTTGAATCCTGGCCAAGCGGTCGCATTCTGCTGGACCAGTCAGAGACCATTCGACCTTTAGCATCCTTCATTGTTTTTACGATATATTGTTTTGATTCATAGGTTTTCCCGAGATTTTTCAATACTGGATGCCGTTCGATCTGTAGTCTAGCAATACGCCAAGCTAACGCTGCCTGTTCTTGTTTTGTTGCCGCAAAGTAAATCTGGCATCCAGGATCTGCAGGCCGGTCCGCCCAGAAGATATAATTGGCAATGCCAGCGCCAAGTGTTGTCTTGGCATTCTTTCTGGCTACCTCGAAATAAACATGCCTGAATCGCCTGGTGCCATCAGCGCGTCGCCATCCAAACAAATTGCCAATAAAGAATTTTTGCCAGAGCTCCAGTTTGATTCGGTTATCGCGGCCGCCGATTGTTGATGCAGAAGGACCTTCTACATGCCTTAGTTGCTCGATAAAAGCGATAGCATGATCAGCCCTGGCAGAATCAAAATGATATGGGAATTTCTCGGTATCCTGGCGCTTCAGATCATCCAGATGCCGCTGGCAGGCATGTCTGACCAGCTTGCATGCAACTATTTCTTTGCTTAAAACTTTTTCTGCATAGATAATTTCAGGTCGCATGCTAGCAGCCATAATCGCTACCACCAAGAAAAGCCATCTATTTTGCATTCAGCAAATCCTCCATAGGGTCAACAGCCTGTGGAGGCTCGCGCGGGATATCCATTCGACTGCGCGAAGNNGGCGAAAGTCCAAATTCCTTCAGGAGGGCAGTGTAGCGCTCAAATGCAGCCCGCATGGCGGCATATTCAGGGATAGTCTGGGAGTTTTGGCCTGCCAGGTATTTTGCTATGGTGATTTTTCGACGGCCGCCAGGAATATCAAGATGAGTGATCGCGTCCTTAAGCTCACGGTAAATGCCGTATTGCTCGCAAAGCACTTCGAGAGTATAGAGATCGAGCTCGGTGAGCATGCCCAATGCCAAAAGCCTGCCCGCAAGGTCCATCCACATTTTCTTGGCCCATTTGTTAAGGTGCGAGGGTGGCTTTGGAGCTGATTTCAGCATGTCCGGTTTGGGCTCATTTGCAGGCGCCTCATTCCTGCGATATGTCCCTCTGATAACCTTGAGCTGTGTTGGTACTCGAGGCTTAGGCATCGCGAACCCCCTTGGCCTGGGAATCCGTAGAGGAAAACTTTGGCCACCGCATCCGGTTTACGGCAA